GAGACATCCGCAGAACTGGAAGAAGAGGAAGTAACTGAAGAATCTTCTTCAGAAGACGAATTCGAAATCGAAGAAGATGTCAACGCACTCTTAGAAGGTGAAGAACTCTCCGAAGAATTCCAAGAGAAAGCAAAGGTAGTATTCGAGGCTGCTCTGAGATCAAAAGTTAATGAGATCAAAGAAGCATTCGAGGCACAATACGAGCAGAAACTGATTGAAGAAGTAGAAGAGATTAAAGAAGCACTTGCTGATAGAGTCGATTCATACTTAGAGTATGTCGCAGAAGAATGGTTCGTAGAAAATAATTTGGCAGTTCAGGCAGGTCTGAAGGAGGAGTTGACCGAATCCTTCATGACTGGACTGAAGGGTCTTTTTGAAGAACATTATGTAACAATCCCTGAAGATAAATATGATGTGCTTAATAGCATGGTAGAAAAACTTGATGAAATGGAAACAAAACTCAACGAGCAAATCGAAAAGAACGTTTCCTTAAACAAGCGTCTCGCAGAGTCGGTTGCTAACGGAATCTTTGATGAAATTTCTGAGGGTCTCGCACATTCTCAGAAAGATAAGCTCGCTTCACTTTCCGAAAGTGTTGAGTTTGAAAGTGAGGAAGAATATCGTGAAAAACTGGAGATGCTGAGGGAGTCATATTTCCCCTCAAAGAAAGCAACTTCATCGGCTAAAACTGAATCGTTGTCGGAAGGTGTAGATGTATCGCCAGAGACTTTCTCTGGTGCGATGGCAGGATATCTGAAGACACTTTCAAAATTTAGCAAATAATTGAATTTAATATAATTCAAACCCAAAAACGTACACTTATTAGGTAAAAGCAAATGTTCCAATCCGAGCATCTGCAGGAAAAGTGGGCACCTCTCCTCAATTATGAGGGTCTTGATGCAATCAAAGATTCACACAAGAGAGCTGTAACCGCTACCCTGCTTGAGAACCAAGAAAGATTTTTAAGAGAGCAACAGTCGTTCCAAGAGTCAGGTTCATTCCTGACCGAAGCACCAACCAACTCGGTAGGTAATACCGGTTATCAGAGTGGTGGCGACCAATCAGTTGCTGGTTTCGACCCCGTTCTGATCTCACTGATCAGACGTTCAATGCCTAACCTGGTCGCTTATGACCTCGCAGGCGTTCAGCCAATGACTGGTCCTACTGGACTCATTTTCGCAATGCGTTCACGCTACACTAATCAGTCTGGCGCAGAAGCACTGTTTGATGAGGCAGACACCGGATTCTCTGGTGCTAGAGAGACTCAAAGTGTAAGCAGCTCATCAAACCCTGGTATTGGTACAACCAATCCAACAGGCACCAACCCCGGTCTTCTGAATCCTAACGGTCAAACTTCCTACACCACTGGTGCTGGCATGTTTACCGGCGATGCTGAAGCACTTGGCGACGGCACCGGTCTGGAATTCAACCAGATGGCATTCTCGATCGAGAAGGTCACCGTTACGGCGCGTTCAAGAGCACTGAAGGCCGAGTATTCACTCGAACTCGCTCAGGACCTGAAGGCAATTCACGGTCTGAATGCAGAAGCAGAACTCGCCAACATTCTGTCGGCTGAGATTCTTGCTGAAATCAACCGCGAAGTTATCCGCACCATCTATAAGTCGGCTGAAGCTGGCGCACAAACCAACGTAGCAACTCAAGGTACTTTCGACCTCGACGTTGACTCCAATGGTCGTTGGTCAGTTGAGAAGTTCAAGGGTCTCCTGTTCCAAATCGAGCGCGATGCTAACGCAATTGCACAGCGTACTCGTAGAGGAAAGGGCAACGTAATCATGTGCTCTGCTGACGTTGCTTCGGCACTGTCAATGGCAGGTGTACTTGACTACACCCCTGCTCTGAACGCCAACCTCAATGTCGATGACACCGGTAACACCTTCGCTGGTGTTCTGATGGGCAAGTGGAGAGTATATATCGATCCATATTCGGCAAACATTTCACCTGACCAATACTACGTTGTTGGTTATAAGGGTTCTTCACCTTATGACGCAGGTCTGTTCTATTGCCCATATGTTCCTCTCCAAATGGTTCGTGCCGTTGGCGAGAACACCTTCCAGCCTAAGATCGGATTTAAGACCCGTTATGGAATGGTTCACAACCCATTTGCAAACACGGGTGCTGCTGCTGGTCTGGTTGATGA